ATGGCAAAAGATCTTAAATTCTCTGAAGACGCACGTCAAGCAATGTTACGTGGCGTTGATAAATTAGCAAACGCTGTAAAGGTTACAATTGGACCTAAAGGGCGAAATGTTGTTCTAGATAAGGATTATACAACACCTTTAATTACAAACGACGGTGTAACAATTGCTAAGGAAATAGAGTTAGAAGATCCATATGAGAATATGGGTGCAAAATTAGTGCAGGAAGTTGCGAATAAAACAAATGAAATTGCTGGGGACGGTACTACTACAGCAACAGTATTAGCGCAATCAATGATTCAGGAAGGTCTTAAGAATGTTACAAGTGGTGCAAATCCTGTAGGTTTAAGACAAGGTATTGACAAAGCAGTGCAAGTGGCTATAGAAGCACTTCATGAGATTTCTCAAAAGGTTGAAAATAAGAACGAGATAGCGCAAGTTGGAGCTATTTCAGCAGCAGATGAAGAAATCGGACGCTACATTTCTGAAGCAATGGATAAAGTAGGTAACGATGGCGTTATCACAATTGAAGAATCAAATGGATTTAATACAGAATTAGAAGTAGTTGAAGGAATGCAATTTGATCGCGGTTATCAATCACCATATATGGTAACTGACTCAGATAAAATGATAGCTGAATTAGAACGTCCATATATATTAGTAACGGATAAGAAAATTTCATCATTCCAAGATATTCTTCCATTATTAGAACAAGTTGTGCAGTCTAGTCGACCAATTTTAATTGTTGCGGATGAAGTAGAAGGCGATGCGCTTACTAATATTGTTTTAAACCGTATGCGCGGAACATTTACTGCTGTAGCAGTTAAAGCTCCAGGATTTGGTGATCGACGTAAAGCAATGTTAGAAGACCTAGCAATATTAACTGGTGCTCAAGTCATTACTGATGATTTAGGTTTAGAACTTAAAGATGCATCTCTTGATATGCTAGGTACTGCAAATAAAGTTGAAGTGACTAAAGATCACACAACAGTCGTAGATGGTAATGGTGATGAAAATAATATTGATGCTCGTGTAGGTCAAATTAAAGCACAAATTGAAGAAACTGATTCAGAGTTTGATAAAGAAAAATTACAGGAACGCTTAGCAAAACTAGCTGGTGGAGTAGCTGTTATCAAAGTAGGGGCTGCAAGTGAAACAGAACTTAAAGAACGTAAACTAAGAATTGAAGACGCATTAAATTCAACACGTGCGGCGGTGGAAGAAGGTATCGTTGCTGGTGGTGGTACTGCGTTAGTCAATATATATCAAAAAGTAAGTGAAATTAAAGCAGAAGGTGATGTTGAAACAGGTGTTAATATTGTTTTACAAGCATTACAAGCACCTGTTAGACAAATTGCTGAAAATGCAGGATTAGAGGGTTCAATTATTGTTGAACGTTTAAAACATGCTGAAGCGGGTGTTGGTTTCAATGCAGCAACAAATGAATGGGTTAATATGTTAGAAGAAGGTATAGTAGATCCAACTAAAGTAACTCGTTCAGCGTTACAACATGCAGCAAGTGTAGCTGCTATGTTCTTAACAACTGAAGCAGTCGTTGCTAGTATTCCGGAGCCAGAAAATAATGAACAACCTGGAATGGGTGGCATGCCAGGTATGATGTAAAAACGCCTATAAACGTTGATTCAAAGGCGTTTGGTCATTCCATATGACATAATAATGACATAAAAATTCTAAAATAATTCTTTACTGACGTTTTCCATGAGTTGACTAAACTTGTGGGAAGCGTCTTTTTTATATGAATTTGTGATTTTAGCGTAGATGTTCATTGTGGTATTTATATCTTTGTGGCGTAAGCGTTCTTGTATTTCTTTGATATGTACACCTGCTTCAATCAGTAACGCACAATGCGTATGACGGAATGAGTGTGTACTTATATGTTTATTAGTAATATCAGTCTTTTTCATAATTGCTTGAATCCATGTAGATAGTTTTTTAATCACAAGTGGATAACCATTCACATCAGTAAACACAAAATTATTATCTACATATAATTCATTTTTCCAAGTGTCCTGGACGTTTACCTTATAATCTTTGAGTAATTGAATCACATGAGGATCTACTGATATTTTACCGATTGAACTTTCAGTTTTCGGTGTAAGTATTTGATAATGCTTTTTATTATTATTTGGATTGTAATAAGTCTTAGTAATGCTAATCGTGTTGTTCTCAAAGTCTATATCAGACCATTTTAACGCTAATAATTCGCCTGCTCTCATGCCTGTATATGCCAATGTGGTAAATACTTCAAAGCTATTTTGTGGTGAATGGTGATACTTAGCAACCTCCAGGAATTGAAATAATTCATCTTTTTCAAGAAATTTTTTATGTATCTCACTATCCTCTAATTCTTCCACGCTTACTTTCTTTTTAGGTCGTTTAATACCCTCACTAGGCATAGCTTTTATTAATCTCATATCATTCGCGTACTTAAATATCATATTTGTAGATGCGACAATACTATCAACATAATTCTTGCTATACTGTGCGCTCATATCGTCCACAAAGCATTGATAATCATGTTTCTTGATAGTTTGTATTGGTTTAGTATTAAAACGCTCTATGGCGTGTTGTATAGCTTTCTCACGTGCTCTGACACTACTTACTTTTACATCATTAGCATACTGTTTAAGCCAATCATCAGCTACTTGTTTGAAGGTGCTGGAAGAAGGAGGAATATATTCACCATTTCTTAATTGACGTTCTATCATCTCAGCTTGATGTTTAGCGTCTGATTTACGTTTAAAGCCAGTCTTAGAGATATATTCATATTTTCCCGTTTCTGAATTTTTTCCTAGTGATATACGATAACGCCAGTTGTTTTTAGCGATTTGGTCATAGCTTGCCATAATTTTCACCTTTATTTGAGTGTAATTTTTTTCAGTGTTTCATATTTGCTTTCTCTAAATAATCCTAAAGCAATATAATCGCCTTTTTTAAAACTAATGTTTTTGCTATCAATAGTTCTTACTTCTTCAAAGTCTAACAATAATGATGTAATAGAGCCTATGATTTTATTTATAAAATCAGTTCTAAATGAAATGGTTAAATCAGAAATAAAATTATAAAACTCTTCATCATTGTAATGTTCTGAACTTTCTAGGTTAATATCAATATAAGCTTTAAATTCATCTTTTCTAACGGGAATGTCATAAGAATTACCTAGATAAATAAAAACATATAAGTAAAAGAGTTTTTCGTAATTTTGATTTTTAATTGTAATTGTATAATCAATAGGAATATTTCGATCTGACTTAATTTTATCCATTCTAAAACTAACTAGATAAGGTGAATACTCAAAAAATTCACATGGAGTTACACCTAAAAAATTACATAATTTATCAACTGTATCATATTGAACACCTTTACCAGTATTTTCAGCGATTGCCATTAATGTGGTTTTTGAAATTCCAGTTTCCTCATATAAATCAGATATTTTTAAACCTCTTTCAGCCATTAATACCGATAATCTACTTTGAATCATATTTTTACCTCCAAATATTTATACATATATATTACTATATAACGCTAAAAAACGACAGAGTTCACTAAAATAGTTTTGAGTATTGACATTTGTTTTTATAAAGCATACAATGACATTAATAACAGACGATAAAAAAATATCACAGACTTCTGTTATAAAGGAGTGAGTATGATGAAAAATGAATTTCGTGTATTGATAGCAATTAATAAATCATCAATCGCAAAAGTTCATGAGGGTACAGGTATAGCTAAAACAACTTTATATGGTTTGTATTATGAGAAAACTCAAAATCCTAGTTTATCCGTAATTTTGAAATTATGTAATTATTTAAAAGTTACACCAAATGAATTTTTAGGGATAGAATCTTTAAATAAAAAGGAGGCTTAACCAATGTTCAACATCAATATAGATGAACAAGAAGCACGTGAATTATTAGAACAAGCAATAAATCAACGTGTAGATGAACTGGCAAGAGAAAAATTCTTTATGACATACAAAGAATTAGCTGAATACCTAAATTTAAGTAAACCAACGATTGAGGAGATACTTATTAACAACGGTATGAAGTATTACATGGTCGGCTCTACTTATCGTTTTAAGAAGTCAGATGTAGATGAATTCATGGAGAAAATTACATCTCAAATGGATATTCATAACAATGATTTCAAGCAGATTAATGTTAAGAAATTGATGGAGGTTCAAAATGGTTAAATTCACATTACAACTATTATTAATCAGTTTAATGACTTTATTAGCTAGTTCATTTATAGCGTTTCATGTAGGTCTTGCTATTTATTTATTAGGAAGCACAATCGCATTATTAAATTATGAAAACGTGGAGGCGTAAAAGATGGAACAAAAACAAAAAGGTGTTATTCAAGATATTTATACAACGTTAGGAACAACTGTTGGGGATAAAGCAACAGAATATGAACATCATTTTAAAGAAGGACACAATGAATGGACTGAAACCGTAAATCGTGAAGAACACTTGCAAGCGTTAATCGAGTGGGCATTACAACAAATTGAAAATAATTTCGATTTTGAAGAGGAGAATATAAATGAGTTGGGAAATTAGAAATTTAATGTGTGATATAGAGGTAGTAAAAGAAAAGTTGGAAGATGTAGCGACTACACATACATGGTTTGTAGATGAACGATTTACGAAGAGATCGTTAAAAACTAAAGAAGAAGTGGTTAATTATGGTCTAGCGTATAACGAACATAGAATTCACAACGAACTAGTTACAGAATTAATGCTTTCTTATTTGAAAGAGTTAGACGGCTTAATGAATAAGTATAAAGAAATAGAAAAAGCGTCATCTGATGTAAGTTTGGCGACAGAATCAGATAACGCATAGAAATTTAATATTTAACAGAGTAATTATATAAATTCTCTTTATATATTATACCATTTTTGCTCTGTTATTCCTAGAGGTGTAAATATTGAAAGAAATTAAATTAGAATATGATACCAAAGTTTCTGTGATTTGGTATGGAAGTTTAGACTCAAGATCCTATAAACAGTTTTCGCAACCTAATTGGAGTGAGTTAGTTAATAGATTATCTATACCACAAAACAATACTAATAAATATGCTCGTGGTGTTGCTGTTTATGGTGATATTAAAGACGATACTGATGAAAATGGTAAAGAATATAAGAAGTATCGTAAAGACGAAAACGTGATTTATCGTGATGTCCTAGTGCTGGACTACGACGATGTTCCTAAGTTGAGATTATTACATGACGCGATTACAAACACTTTAAAAGGTGCTTCATGGATGTATCACACAACTTTCAACCATCGGACAGAAAACCCTAGATTACGCTTGTATACGCCTTTGAGTGAGCGTATAAGTTCAGATGAGTATCGTAAATATACAAGAGTATTAGCGAATAAGATAGGCCATCCAGTAGATGAGGGAAGTTTTCAGTCTAGTAGAGCGATGGCTTTGCCAGTTTATATAAAAGGTAAATATCCGTTCTTATATCAATATAATGATGCTCCCATTTTGAATGTTGAAACACTTGAAGAATGGTCAAAAGAATCGAATATACAAACAGATAAATCAACTATAACTAACTTTAATAAACGTGATGATAACTATTGGCGTGACATTAGTTTTTCAGTAGCAAAAGGCAATCGTAATAATTCTTTAGCTAGTCTAATAGGACATTTGTTTAGCCGACATGTTAATGAATATATTGTATACTCATATGCTTTGCTATGGGGACAAAATGCGTGTAATCCACCATTAAAAGAACGTGAAATAAACGCTACATTTCAATCCATTTTAAAGAAACATCGTAACAAGTAGAAAGGGGGAAGTATATGGAATTAACTAAAGATGATATTCTTCACGAAATTGAGAAAACTAAGCAAGAAAAAGATGCTATTCAGGAAGTTATTCCCAAAGGTTATGAAATTGAGCAACATCAAAATGGTGTGGCACTCTATCAAATTATTCCTAGTAAAAAAGATGGAGAACCAGATAAAAAGATATTCATTACTAATACGATTCCCCAAATTACTGAACGTTTTGAAGATATTGAGAGTAATGAAGTAAGTTACAACATGCTTTTTTATGATAATCAAATACCGGTGAATCTAGGGGTAAGCGCTGAAGAGATAGCTGATAGTCGTCAATTACTGAAGTTGGTTAATAGGAAGTTTGATGTAACTTCTACCACTTCAACTAGGTTGGTTGATTATATAAATAAATCTAAAAGGTACAATCCACCAGTAAACATTAAAGTAGCTACTCGATTAGGTCATGTTAAAGGGTACTTTATTTATCCTTATAAAGAGGAAATGAAAAATAGAAATATTAAGTTGTTTAATAATGACAAAGGCTTTCAAAAGTTAATCGATTCTTTTCAGAGTAAAGGAACACTAGAAAGCTATTCCGAGCATGTATTTTCAAAAATTAAAAGTTTGCCAATGGTTATGGTCATGTTATATGCATCATTAGGTTCCGTACTATTGCGCGAGTTTGAATTGCAGCCTTTTATTGTAGAGATATCGGGCAGTACATCTACGGGAAAAACGTTCACACTTAATTTAGTTTCAAGTGTGTGGGGGACAAGTAATCTTATTACTACTTGGAGTTCAACTAATAATAGTATTGAGGCAATGGCATCATTCTTAAATTCGTTTCCAATGTTTAAAGATGATACACGTAATACACATCCGAAATTCGTAGCTAACGCAACTTATAATTTCTCAAGTGGTGAAAGTAAATCAAGAAGTAATATCAATTTAACACTTAATGCCAAAAAGGAATGGCGAAACATTTTACTTTCTACAGGCGAGGCATCTATTTCTAATATGGCAGATGAAAAAGCCGGTGTTTCTGCTCGTGTCGTAACGTTACAGGATCAACCATACCCAGATAATTTTGATTTTACTACATTAGATAAGGCATTTAGAGAAAACTACGGAACATTAGGCATAACATTTATCAAACAATATCAATCTAAAAAAGATACTTATAAAAGCGCATTTGAAAGTTATCAACGGTACTTTAATCAAAAAGGTAGCAATGAAATTATGCAACGTTTAGGGCGTGCATTTGCATTGTTACAAGTTACTGGCGAAATACTAAATGATATTGAGGGATTTGAACACGATTATTTTAAAATCATTGAACAAGCCTATGACAGTATGGTTAGAAATAATAAAACGATAGATAAACCTAAGCAATTGTTAGAAGAATTACTTCAGTATTTAGATGCGAATAGAAATAGTATTGCTGGTGATGGTTATAATTCAGTCAAAAATGGAGATATTAAAGCAATCTATAAGCGTGATTATTTATGTATATTGGGCGAAACGGTTAAAGAGAAATTAAGTCATGAAATGCAGACTATTACAGGGCAGTGGGATAAAAAAGGTTATTTAATAAAAGGTGAAAAAGATAGATTACAAAAGCAGGTTAAACATGAAACAGTGAAGTATAGGGGGTTTGCTATAAGACAAGAAGTACTAGAAGAATTGGGGTTTGATTTTTCTAATTCATATAATCCTAATTCTTATTATTGAAAAGTACCCATAAGTACCCGTTTTGTATTTATTAGTGGGTACTTAATAAATATAGTAATATCAAGTGTTTGTAGTCGATAGTACCCGAAGTACCCATTGTTAATTAATGACATTTAATTAAAGTGAGTTGTTTATAAGAGTATTCATATAATACAGGTTTCCTATTATAAAAAAATACGGGTACAACGGGTACTAAATTCATTAAATACAGCAGTGACAAGAGTTTGAGAGTACCCAGAGATAAAAATTAAGTGGGGACTCACTGGGGACTAGTACCCACTTTAAATAAAAATTATTAAAAAATGTTGGAGGTTACACATGGATAAAGAGCAACTTAAACAGTATATGTACGATTATGTAAAGGAACATAAGGAAATTCCTATTTATCAGTTAGAAGATTTATTTAAAGAGTTAGATCATGACTATAAAGGTAAAACGAGTGTTACTCATGATCAAGATAAAAATATCGTTTTTTGGAGTGGTTGGAATAAGCTCACAATGTATGCGTTGATTGAGTTAGTTAAGGGAGAACATCTTGATCTAATTTATAGAGCTAGCTATGTCATGCGCTATTTGTTAGATGGTAGAGTGCCAAGTTTACCATTAGCTATTACTTATCCAGAATATGGGCAACAAACTGAAGTACCTTCATGGGTACCGATGTTACTGAGAGTGACTAAATAAGGAGTGAATTAATATGAATATAGAAATTATCGCAAATCAATTTGAAACAAGAGCAGCTACGTTATTAAGGTACTACACAGGATTATTAGAAAGTAGTAGAGATAACCATTTCGCTTTTAAAATATATAATGATCCATTTGATATGGTTTATGTGATGATGAACGGGAAGTTATTCGGTCATGTATATATTAAAGATTGCAAGGTTAGAAAATCATTCGAATTAGCGTCTCCTAAGCACACTGAAGGACTTATAAGAAGTATTGAGGGACATTATGCTGGTTATGAATTATATGATGATAAGCACCTATCTATTAGTGATATGATGGCAAGACAATTATTCGAAGATGAATATTTCATGTATGGATTGGAGACATTCGCAGAAAGTAATAACACTGATATGTTCACTTATATTGAGGGTGGATTAAATGTTGAAGAACTTGAGGGTGTTCAGTCTAGTAATGCTGATGTGATAGGTAATATTGAAATATTATATCAATTAGCTACTGGGATTAATGAACCTGCAAGTGAGCTAGTTGAGGGCTTGAAATTGGTTACTGCATTTGTACAAGATGAGAACGCTACACAAGATGATTATAATTCGTTAGAGCGAAAGTTAAGTGAATTGAAAAAAGCATATTACAGTTTGAGTAAATAGTAAAGAAAAAGAGGTCACATACTCTTGTGTGACTTCTTCACTTAGCTAATAAATGTTAAGTGTTGTAGAAATACACTAGGGTGTGCTAGTTTGTGAAAGAGAACATTAGTTCTTTTTATGACATTTCTATATATAACCGAAAAATCGTTTATTAAAGCTTTTATTACAATGTTTTGACGTATGTTAATAGTAAGTTAAATAAATCCAAATGACGAACATTAGTTTGTGTTTTCATGTAAATTTAGTATAATTAAGGTATAAAGTAATTGAATAAGTGAGGTGAAACAGATGCAAAAAATGATGGAAAAAGAAAAGACGTACAACTTACCCGATGAACACCGCCAAGTACTCAATGTGATAAGAAATACGTCTAAGAAATATATTACTAAAACAAATATTTTAAATCAATTAGGTATGACAGTTAATCGTACAAACGAAAGATGGTTGCGTTTAACTATCAATAGTTTAATACTGAACTATCATTATCCAATCGGATATAACTACAGTAAGACACACAGAGGCTATTACATGATTGAGAATGAACTTGATAGACGTAATGCTATCAATAGTATTCAACGTCAAATAGAGGGTAGCCAAGCACGTATTGATGCTATTGAAGAAATGGAAATCTAAAAGGGTGTAGTGATTTGGAATTAGTACAAAAATTTGCAGTTAAGTACCTAAAGACAAAATATAATGCTACATACCTAAAACAAGCATTTGATGAATGGGAACAACGAATAGAAGATATGTACGCACTGCACTATCCGAGAATGTTTATTGATCCATACACTATGCAGTTGTCCTATGAGTCGAATCACATAGAAGATTTAGCATTATCTATTATTGAAGAACGAGATAAACTGTACAAATATAAACATCACTCAAAGAATGATTTAAAGCAATTTCATAAATTATTATCTCAATATTCTGATGATGAACAACGACAAATTAAAAGGTATCAAAAAGATAGTATTTTGATTGATGATAAATTATTAAATCGAATTAGTGATGACATATTGCAATTAGTGAATTCAACTAAAGATAATAAACGTCAATTCATGCAAGAAGAAATCAAATTAGAAAAAGAAAAGCGTAAGATAGACGGTAAAGCTCGTAAGCAACGTATTAAAGAGCGTTTGAAACGAGAAAGACAACAAAAACAATTAAATTAGTATAAGGAGAATGTGTAAATGAAAACAGAAGCATATTTTGAAGAATATAATACTTATGTGACGAGTCAAAACAAGAATATTAATGATCTAGTGTACGAAGTGAAGCAGCTAGAATATAAAATCAGAGAAGATAAAGCGAAGTACAAACAGCTTGTAGCAGACGCTAAAGACAAAGAAGCCGATGAACTATATTCAACCTTCGATAAGAACGAGCAGAAGCTCAAAGCGTTACAGAAGCGCCTAGAGACAAAACAAGAAGTATTTAACGATGCAAGACGTAGAAAGGCTGTTGAACTGATTAAACATCAGGCAGAGCTTTCTTATTTATATCAAGAGGATAAAGAACGTATATTAGCAAAATTCAATCCAATCATTGAAGAATATAACAAAGTAATAGATGAAATTACTGAGTTAAATAATGAGTATAAAAAGGAATTTGATAGATTCGTTCGGGTTTATGACAAAGAAAATTTTGAGAAAGATAAAGAAGTAAGGGGAGAAATCAGAAATTATTTCAGTCCTAATAAGTACTCAAATTATATAGGTGGCGATGAAACACCATTCGTGAATTCAAGAAATAAATTAGAGTTAAGAAAGGAAAGATAACATGGATAAAAAAGATGAGTTATATAGAGGCGTTATAGCTGATTTGATAGCTGGACATGACAAAGAAGGCAACATTAATGTATCTGATGAAGATTGGGAGATTGTAGATAGTATAAGCGAAGAAATTAATAATCAAGTAGAAGAAGAAAATAAAAAAGAGAAGCATAAAGGTGAACAATCTCTTCAAGAATATGCACGTTTAAACCGTATTACTAATTCTGAACGATCTAAAAATATTCAACATCAAAGTATAGAGGGCAAGAGTTTTATCGAAATTGCAAGAAAGAATAGAATTGTAGAATAAATAGCATGCCTATCTTGTAGTGAGATAGGCAATTTTTATAATAAGGAGTTGTTTTATATGACAAATTTAACGCCAAAACAAGAACGTTTTGTAAATGAATATATTAGAACATTAAACGTTACACAAAGCGCTATAACAGCTGGCTATTCACCTAAAACGGCACATGTTACAGGGTGTCGATTATTAAAGAAGAAACATATTAATGATTATATCCAAGAGCAAAAGAAAAAAGTGATAGATGAAAGTGTATTAAGCGCTAACGAGTTATTGCATCTATTAACTAATTCAGCTATTGGTGATGAAACTGAAACTAAGGAAGTTGTAGTCAAACGTGGTGAATATAAGGAAAACCCACAAAATGGCAAAGTGCAACTTGTTTACAATGAATATGTTCAGCTAGTAGAAGTACCTATTAAGCCTAGTGATCGTCTTAAAGCTCGTGATATGCTTGGGAAATACCATAAATTATTTACTGAGAGAAAAGAGTTTACAGGTGATACGCCAGTAATTGTTAATATTGGCGAATGGAGTGAGGGCGATGAAGAAGATACACAGAGAGAGCTAGATAAAATAAAAGAAAACTATCCTAACAGAACAATGATTGTTGATGATATACCGTTAGAGGATTAAATAGAGCCTATCTGAAAATATTCAGATGGGCATTTTTGATTTTAATTGAGATATTATTTTGTTAGTATTTAAATTGATTAATAAATGATAATTTAAAAGGGGTAAGATTAAAAAATAATAGGAGAATGGTAATTGGATAAAGTTAATTACTTTTTAAAAGCATTGGTATTGGTAATTATGCTTCGTTGTACCATGAATTATTTACTTCCGTCACCTGAAACAATAACTTTTAAAATTTTAGATGGGCTTGTTTTTGGTGTTTTAACCGTACTTTTAATTAATTGGATTATTGGATTTTTTAAGAAGTATTCACAAAAATAAATCGTTCATTTATGTCTATTTTAGAATTGTTGAGTGTACGGACGCTCAACGTCAATAAAGCAATTGGAATAAAGCAATTTTATTTATTGTTTTATTTTTTATTGTTTATAAATCTGAATAGTAAAGCAACAATTGCCATAATAATAACTAAGATAAACATGCTGACATTGATTGTAGTTTTAATTTGTCCATTGGTTACGAATATTGAATTAATGATTATAGTCAAAGAAATGATGATTAATAGAATTGTAAAAAAATTGTATAGTTTATTCATATTTTATTAAACCTCTTTTATATTTTTTTACTCACTCAGAAATGGGTGGGTTTTTGTTTTTTAGAAACGAGTTGAAAATGAATTCTTTCTTGTCTTGCTGTCGAATGTCGGCATAGCGTGAGCTATAAAGCCGAACATTCGACAAGTTTTGGGATTGTTAAGGGTTCCGAGGCTCAACGTCAATAAGGCAATTGGAATAAATTAGATTAAGTTTTCGCGTTCTAATTCGTTTATTTTATGCATGTTAACAAGAAAGTCGTTTTCTTGTATTCGTAGTTTTTGTAATGGGTATTCAATAATCCCCTCTTTAAAAAATATGTTTAATATTTCACGAACATCTTCAGCATCTTTTTCTTTATATCTTAGTCCAAATGCTATATCTTCTAATCTTTTAATACTTGTTATTTCTTTTTTAAAAATTGATTCACTTATAGTTTTTACCAAGTCTTGATTAAAGTTATGTATTTCTTGGTTCATTCATCTTTCTCCTTTATTTTTATTTTTGATTTTAAACATCATTTTGAGTGGTTTTTGAAACGAGTTTCTTCTCGTCTTGATACTACATAGAAATAATACTGAAATCAAAAATAAATGTAAAGTATGATGTATAAACCTTTTATAAACACAAAAGTATATGTTTATTATTTACAATTATAGTTTTCTTAAAGATAATGAACGTATCTACTGAAATGTATTACTCAAAATTGAGTATCTTTTAAAAAGACTGTATCCGTTAGATGTAGTCTTTTTAACTTGTCAAAACTATACATTTCATAATTCGATAAGGTTATCGACTGCAACTATAAGTCCACATGTTAACAGTGACTTAAAAATAAGAAAGTGGTTTGATATCAGAATAAAGGGTGCCCAAATTAGGGGTACCTTTTAATATCCTCAAATTTGGGGATATTGGTTTATACACAGCCTAAATGTGAGTTCAGTAATAGAACTGATTAGTTATACATATATTTAATCGGCTCAAATGTGAGCGTATTAATTAATAATACAAATGCTGACGCACTAAGTCAGTGCATTAGAAAACGAAAATATTCGTTCTCTAAAATTAAGATGAATATAGCCGAAATTTCGGCACAATAGAATACGATATTAAGTCATGTAATCTCTGTATAGTTAAAATGGCTATGTAGCTTTATACAGCTTATCTATGTACCTAGATTGAGTAAGCAGCGTTTAATAAATTTTATAGTCCAATTCTGGACAGTGAAAGTCTTAAAATACAAATAATAAAATGATATGTTAATGTGAAGTTAAAAAGGAGTACTAGTAATGGCGAAAGCTTTAATGTTAATAATAACTATTGTTTGTATGGCTTATATTGTGTATAACTTCATTAAAGATAAACCAGTCATTAACATTTTCTTTGTTGGGGTAATACAATCATTTCTATTATTTCTAATTCGCTTCTTTTGGATAAAGGAATCTTTTAGCAAATCATTTTTATCGTCTTTTGACTTATTTATGATTATAGTTGTGGTTATTTATTTGATATATAAATTAAGCAAGAGAAGAAAAGAAAATAAGGATGAATAGTTACTGATAGCTGCGTAGTCGAAATGGCTACGTAGCTTATATAATGATGCATGAACAATTCGTTCAGTCAGATAGCAAAGGGAGTAGGGAAACACGACGCCCAAAGTAAATTGATCTAAGAAATGGAAAAAATATGTACACATATATTGTAACTTGTAAAAGTTAGATAAGTAAATGTAGCAACACCAGTGTTTATAGATGACATTGAGTGATTTATACATTTTTAAATATAAATATCATTATCTTATTTTGTATTGTTCGCAACCTAACAATGGTTAGGTTATACACAGGTAGTAGACTTTTTAAGTAATAGTTAAAAATGGCTTAAAGTACTGTTATAACAGTGTTAATAGTACCATATGTGAAGTTAGATGATGATAGAACTTTCATTTTTAGCAATAAATATATGATTTTATTCTAAAAAATAGTTTTATTTTAGTAATAAAAAGGTTATATTATAATAAAAAGTCAAAAAGTATAGGAGATATTAAAGATGAAAACGCTCACTAGTTACATGCAAGTAGCACATGATGAACGTACTCAAGCAAATAAAAAATTTGATATTATATTAGAAAAAATGGAAAAAATGAAAAATATAAGAAATGAAATTGTCCTCAATTCTGACATTCATGTTGATGAAAAAGACTTTCTAAACAGTTATACACAAAGAGAAAATAATAATTCTACTGATTTTTTTATAAATGATGATAGTATTCATATTTATAGAAAATTAAAAAGAGATAACTTAAATTTTGATATGGTTAATAATATTTTTGATATCAGAAATAAATTAATAGACATAGAAATAGAAAATATTAATAAAGAAAATATTGAAAGTTCTTTTATCTTTGAAAACACATTTTTTCCAGATATTCTAGATGATGTTCAATTTGCAGATAACAATTCTTTTAATCCAATATTATCTAATATTAAAAAAAAGAACTCTTCTAACACATATGGATACTTTAGTAGAAATATTAGATTGAAAACTGAGAATATTTAGGAACTATCTTAAATATTTATTAAAAAATAAATTAAATGATTTTAATAAAATAATGGAGATAATAAAATGAATGAGTCAATTAAAGATATAATAAAATTGGAAGTAAGATATTTGAACGTTTTTGAAAACGATGATATAAAAAATGATGGTATAGCAGTGAGGGCAGTGGACTGA